GGCTCGAACATCCCGATCAACTGCATCAGCAGCGCACCGCGCTCCATCGCTCCGGGCGGCAGAGGCGGACGCTCCACGAACTTGCAGCCGTTCAAGTCCGACGTTCTGAGCACGTTGAAGAACCCGCTCAACAGGCGGTCGGTGTCGAACTCGACTCCAGTCTTTGCGAGGAACGTTACGCGGATCAGGTTCGTGATGTAGTCGAAGTTCTGCGCCATCTGCAGGTTGAACATCGAGAACATGTAGCGCAGCAGGCGGGGAGTGGAATCCCCGATCGCGTCGATCAGGTCAGGCAGCGGAACTTCGTCGGTGAACGACGTGTGCCCGTAGAAGTTTACCGGGTACGGCATCTTCCCCAGCACCTTATCGCGGTAGTTCTCGTTCACCCAGGTGATCCACATCCGTCCGTCATCGTCCTGCTTGTGCTCTTCGAGGATGTCGTACAGCTTCCGCACGCGTAGGTTCCGCGGGAACTGATACATCACCTGATCCTGCTTCCCGACGGCGGTACGGAACAAATCTTTCAACTCCTGGAACTCGCCCTTGACGACGACCGGCTCAGGATCAAGACGCATCAGATTCGCAACCGCTTCGGGATCGAACGCCGGCGTATCTTCGCCCGTCTCCGGGTCTTTGTACTTTAGCCCGAGCATCTTCTTCAGCCAGAGGTCGGACTCGCGGTAGCTGTGAATCGCGAACGAAGATTGAAACAGGGTCTTGGCGAACGGCTCCCAGAACACGTCTCCGGGGAAGCAGCACATCACGCGCGGGCCTTCGTACTTCTTGATCTCTTCGGGGACCGTCAACTCCGTCCCGCTCTTGCCCATGAACTCCTGCACTTCCTCGTCCGTCATGTTCGCGCTGTGCTCTTCGACGGCCTGCTGAATCTCGGCGTCGGGAGCTTTCCGGGCGCGCATCATCGAGGCTCGGTCGCGGTAGACGACTTTGCCTTCTTTCAGGATCGCCTTCCTGAACACCATCGTGCGCGAGATGAAGTCCCAGTAGATTTTCGAGATGCCGATGCCGAGCGCTTCCGCGGCCATCCTGACCCGCTGATCTTCGGGCTGCTCCTGCGAGTTGTCGTACTGCTTCGAGAGCAACGCACTCAGTCTGGCGCCAACACTCGGATCTTGGCCTCCGCTCACGCGCAGCGTGTAAGGCTGCGCGGAAAGTCGCGCCACGTTCTTGCGGTAGATCAGGTTCGCCAGCCCGCTCTCGACGTTCGTGCGAGACTTGTCCTCGACGTTCGTTTCTTTCCCCGCCGAGTCCCGCTCGTAGATCGGACGCGTTCTGCACTTGATCGCGCGCCAAGTGTCGACCCACTCGGCCCAGTAGTTCAGGTTCATCCACTTCTTGCACTCGTCCCGGCGCATGATGATGTCCGAAACGGGACCGATCGCTGGATTCGTCGTGGCCATGCTAGTAGCTGAACCCTTCCTGCAGCGGCTCGAAGTGCGAGCGCTGCGGATGCGGGTTGATGTAGATGGGATTCGCCATCTCGACGTAGCGCAGGTTGTCGACCTGATGACAACGCACGGCAACCTGCTGCCCGCTCGGGTCTTGCGACATCATCTGCGTCGGCGTCAGAATCTTCTTGCGCACGTTCTTCAACTGATAGATCAACTCAGGGCATTTGTCGCGGAAGATGTGAATCTGCGAGCGCTTCTTCGGCTCCCCGTTCGTATCGCGGACCATGCGCGGTTTCAGTCCCGCGTTCACTCGCTCGTAGCCCACGTCGTGATCCTTCTTCGCGTCGTCGAAGCTCGGACAAGACAGCTTCTCCAGTTGCATATACTGCTCGTAGCGTTGCTGGAAGTTTGGCTGTTCAGGATCGTCCGTCGTTCCCTTGCCGAACGCACGGGCCGAGTAGTCGATGACGCGGGCAAAGATGTGCTCGTCGAACGGCGTCTTGTTCTCGTCCTGATTCTCCGGGTTGCTGGAAGATTCGAGCCACTTCATCGTCTCGACGTAATGTTTGATCGGGATCAGCGGATCATCGGGCGGACACGGCCCTGCTTTGCCTCTCACTTGCTTGGTTTCCGGGTCACAAATAAAGCAGACACGCGATGGCCATAGTTCTCGATAAGCCCATCGGTCACCCCATGGATCGGTTGCAACCCAAAGAAACGCGTCAGGAATGCCAGGATGCGGATCGAGCGCCATCCTGCGCGTCCAAGTCCTCGGAATCGGGAAGGAGTCTTCAAGCGTGGCCTCCTCGTCCAGTTGGTAGATCAGCGCACCGAGCGCGGCTTCGGCCTCGATCTCGTACTCTTTCAAGTACAGAGTCGGGTCCGTCATCTGCTTGTATTGTGCATAGGCCCAGGGCGAAAGCGAGCGCTTGATCTCGGGAACGTAAATCTTCTCCCCGCCGCCCTTCTCCTCGTCAGCGGAGTAGTGCAGACGAAGAACGGTGATGCCGTGGTCGTTCGTGTGAACGCGGATGCCGGGATGCGGAAAAGCAAGACTAGACATCGTTGAATACTTCGGAAACTTCGCTGAGCGGCACGCGCCGAGAAACTGTCCCGTCGATGGATTCGAGGTAACTCACGATGTCGAGCAGCACAGACTTCACATGCTTGCCCTGAATCGTGAACTCTGCACCCTGGTAATCCGTTTCGTGCAGCGCTTCGACTTTCGCTTTGATCTCAGACAACTTCGCCATGTTCATCCTCCGTAGAATGCTTTGTTTTTCGATGCTCTGTATTCCGGCTTGGAACCAGCGGCGCGCTTTTCTGAGAGCATGATCGCCACAGCCTGCTTCTGAGACTTCACCGGCTTACCGGAACCTCCAGATTTCAGGCTGCCTGATTTCCACTTCGACATGACTTGGTTCCAAGGCATAACTTACTCCCCGCCGTAGAAGGCTTTGTTCTTCCCTATTCCAGGGAACTTCTTGTGGACGGCAGAGCGAACGCGTGACTTCTCCGCAGGTGTTCCGTGCTGACTCACGCGCGCCAGAGCATTTCTAGCATGCGAAGCGTTGGGAATTGGATAAGACCGATCTGCGCCAGCAAAATCCTTCGCCGGGAGTCTGTTTCTTGCTTCTGTTGTTAGCTTTGCCATAGTTCCCCATTTGTGATACAGTATTGCTCGTTATGACTACTACTTGCAAATGGTGTAAGCGGGAATTCAAAACCTTCCCTTCGATACTGGCTGGAGGCCGGGATGTATTTTGTTCTAGGAAGTGTTCGTCTGAATGGAAAGCTATTGCATACGTCGGTAGGCCGGGACTGCATCGGTATGGTCAGGATAACCCTAACTGGAACGGAGGAGAAGCGAGTTGCCGAAAGCACAAAAAATCCGCCTGCGAACAATGCGGAGCTACGACTAAATTGCACGTTCACCACAAAGACAAGAATCGAAAGAATAACGATCCTTCCAATCTGCAGACTCTTTGCGTTCTTTGTCATCGGCACGCTCACCCTCGTCCAGCGTGGAATAAGGGATTGTTCACCGGTATAAGTAGAGCAGCGCTCTGGCGTAAGTCTAAAGCCAGCTTATGACCTCCCGCTGTCAGTTCCGCCATGTTTCACCTCCGCTCCTTGCTGTTGATCGTTACCGCTCTGCCAACACTGCCGGCACAGATCGTGCTGCTTCGCCACCTTGCCCGGCATCTTCCTGCGCCAGTTACCGTCACCGACCTGAGCAGGACGCTTGCCGCACTCCGAGCACATGCGCCGCGACACATCACAGCCCCCAGTCACCGTAGAACGCTGGGTTTGCGCTGCCTTTCCTCTGCCAGCGGTCCGTCTTGCTCGGACTTAGGCCGGCCTTGATGCCTTCGCCACGCTGGCCCGCACGCGCCACGTTCGGCCCGCGAGGAAGCAAGCCGGGGCCGCGGCGGGAAGTGTCGGGGCGCCTCACGGCTCCAAGGGTCCGGTTCAGCCCCGGAGCGCTGGGCAGCTTGCGCACTGCCGTCTCGTTCGGATGGATTCCCGGCCCACGTTCCGTTCGCTGCATCCCGCGAGCCTGCTGGCTGGGAGCATACTGGTTCGGGCTTGCCGAGCCTGCCGCCAGAGCAGCCGCGTTCGGGTTCACCCTGCCCGGCTCAGGAATCGCCTGGTTATTGCTGTTGTCCGTGAACGACTCCTCGTCGTACGGATTCGCCGTGTTCAGGCGGTCGTTCTGGTCGACGGCCCGGACGATCGCTTTCGCCGGAGGCAAGCCTCCCATTCCCGTGCTGCCGCGCTGCCCAACCCGTGCTCCCTTTACGTTTCTCATCGTTCCCTCCAGACGTGCGACTTGCCTTTCGAGATGCGGTTTCAGATGCGCCGGAGTGTCTTTCGACGCCAATGCCCGTTTCATGCCAGCCAGCTTATGATGATGCTGCGATGGATCAGCGAAGCTCATGAGTGAAGTACTGTAGCGACACGGCGACACATTTGCTTGCGATCTTTACTGTTGATTGCATTATCTATCGCGACCGAGATGCCCTCCATAATTTGATTTTTGCACTTAGCGACATTCTCCTCCGAAAGCATCTCGAAGATTGAATCGTTAATATCGCAGTCGACGGTCAACTGGCGACCTTCTAGGTGTAAAACTACCGCGATTTGGGGGCGAGGCGCCATATGAAGACGGCGGGTTATTGTTTCTGATACTTTCTCGCTCATGCTAGAACTCCTTCCGTGAACTCTGCGTAACCTACGATCTCCAGCAGATGCAGCACGTCACCTCGACGCTCGTAAACTCTGATCTGCGAGACTTCCCCGTTGACCAGTGGAACCACCAACCGCCCGCCGTCTTTCACCTGCTTCGCCCACACGGGTGAGATCGAGCGAGAGCCGAAGGTCACCAGCACGCCGTCGAACTCTCCCTGCGTGTCGAACTCATAGCCGTTCGCGTGAATCAGTGCCACGTTCTCCGACAACTTGGCTGCAGTCTCAGGAAGCATGTTCACTTCGATCGACACCAGGCTGCGGCACTGTTCCGCTAAGATCGCGGCTTCGTATCCGCTTCCCGTGCCAATCTCCAACAGATCAAGCTGGCTGCCTGCTCGTCCTCCGATGACTAGGTCGGCTAGGAGATACGCCATTTCGGGAGTCGGAACCGTACATAAATCAGTCAGCGGGACCGCGCAAGGCGGATCGTCACCGTTCGGAGTGAACAAGCAGCGGTCGATCATGGGAAGCTGCACCAAGAGTCCCGCAGAACCGTTGTCGTGCCAGTCGTGTTCACGTCGGAGAATTGCACAGCCAGAGTCCCGGCAGTGGTTCCGTTCTCGATTCCCCCGGAAAACTGCGCGTACTGGGCGCCGGTCACGCTGCTCGTCGCTGCTCCTACGGCCGTTGCCCACGAAGTTCCCTGACTGACGTACAAGTTCCCCGTCGTGGCAGCGGATTCGATCTCCGCGCTGATCGTCACCTCGGTCGGAGTACCTGGCCCGTTCACGGCCAGCGTCAGACCTCCACCGTTGCCATTCGTGAAATAGATCGTGCAGTTCAGCGTGCCTACTTCGTTCGCGGCGATGGGGAATGAGATGCCTGTGTTGATCAGGCCAGCCGTGCTCGACCCTGCGCTGTTGGCCGTTAACTGGCTCTTCGCGCTCAATCCAGGGAAATTAGCAACGGTACCCGTGATCGAGCAGGACGAAGGCGGGCAGTTCAGTTGCCAGCCGCCGCTGCCCATCGAGTAGTAGGCGCCTTGTGTACCCCATTGGGCCATGACTGAATAGGTCGCTACTGAAGCGATGACGAGCAGTCCCAAGATCGTCGGAAGGAATCTTTTTAGCGTCTTCATATCGTACAGTCCTCCATTTAATCCAGTTTGCACTCGCTGTGGAACCACCCCATCTCATCCGTCGAGACGCACACCATCTGCTTAGCGACGGGCCTTACAGCATCGTAGGAAGTCTGCGCTTCGGGCAGGAAGCCGCTCTCGTCCTGGAAGTATCCGTAGCAGTGATAGACCCTGATCTGATCTGCGCCCTTCGGAATGCCTAGGAACCGGCCGCCGTTCTTCCACGCGATCTCTAAGACGCTGTCGACCACAAGCGGGTTCCGAGCCTTCATCCAATCAGGCTGGTTCCGATAGAGCGTGCGGGCGTATTCGATCAGCTCCGCGACCTTGTCCTCTTTTCCCGTCTGCGCCACCCAGAAGACGGGATACCACTGGCACATCCACGCGATGTACGAGCAGACGAGCCACGACATCATCATCTCTCGCGACTTCGGAATGAAGATCGAGCGGGAGTTGATCAAGTAGTCGAGCACGACGCGGAGGTATTCTTTCTTGGGGAAGGGCGCCAAGAACGCCGTGTTCTTCGTCAGCCAGTGCGTGTCCTCGGTCTTCGTGTAGTGCGTAAGCCAGAGCAGCGGCCCGGCGTCCCAAGAAGCCACGCGCTCGCTCATCTTGTTCCAGAGTAACTCTTGCTCCTCTTCGAGTTTGATTCCTTCGACGAGATGCGAGACCGCATCGATCTCCCGCTGGCTCATGTACGGAACCAGTTGGCGGATACGATCGACTGGGATTACGCTGCAACTCATTGCGCAGGAGCCTTTGAAGCTACGCGCTCAAGAATGCTTTCGAGCGCGTCTTTCTTCGCGGCGAGAGTCAAAGGAATCGGTCCACCGTCCGGGCCGGCGAACTCGCTCTTATCTTTGCCGCCGAGGCGTTGCTTGTCGAGCCAAATGAGCATCGTAACGTTGCCGCGCATGGCGACCTGGTACTGCTTTCTGCGCAGACTGGCGTTGCATTCCTGGTGGCCTTTGTTTAAAGCTGTATTTAAGTTAGCGTCTTTGTAGAGACGATCACGTGTAAGTCCCAGAATCGAAGCTATTTCTTCTCCTGACATGCTCAGCTTCGCCAGTTCGAAGACTTGTCGCTCTTCAGGAACAACCGTAGGGTCAATCTTGTTCTTTCCCTTGCGCGGACGTCCGCCCTTGCTTCCGTCTCGCGGTTTGCCTCTCATCGCGGATGCCTCGACACGATTCCTGCGGTGTTGATACCGATCACCGACGCTGCGCCAGCGACGCCGATGAACCTCGCAATCCAACGGTCGCTCGCATAGTGCAAGCCGGTCATGGCGGCCAGCGGAATGAAGGCATCAGCTTTCGACCACAGCGTAACTCTACGCTCATATGTCGCGATGCCAGTTCCCCAGGCGATGGCCTCAGTTCCGTAGAACCACGGGCTGGTAAACGTCTGCCGGTTTGTTCGATTCGGCCGCATGGTCCAGAACGTGACGCGGCTCTGTACCAGCTTCAACACGCGCCAGTTTGGAACCTGACTGCAAGGAATGTCTTGGTAAATCAACTTTCCTTGCTCATCCATCGAGACCGTCTGGCAGCGCGGTTGCGGATTCTCAATTACCTGGCACCTCGCTGCCTGGGCCAGAGTGAACAGCAAGACGAGCAACACACATAACGCCAGGCACAGCGTCACGATTGTCGCCCGCCTCAGTTGTTCGTCCGCGTTCATTGAGGAGTTGAGAAGTTTATTTTCACCGAGGTCAATACCTGCGGCTGCACATTCGTGATCGTCTCCGTGTCCGTCAGTGGACCGGTCGGGCCTTGAACTGTTGCCGTCAGGTTCGCAACGCCGGCAGCCAGCGAAGTCACGTCTTCGTCGGCAGGAGCCGCTGCGTCGGCCGAGATCGAATCGAGAGTTGGTTGGTCTAGGCTCCACGACGGGGCCGGAATCGGCCCGAGGAACGGTTGCCCGTTCTGATCGTATCCGTCCACGCTGGCGACGGTTTTCTGTCCTACTTGTAGAGTGATTGGTCCTTCTGCCATATGGTGATGCCTCCAGAATGCGATTTTGATGCTTGCGAGATGGTGATGGTGGTGGTGGTGATGATGCCTGCGCTCATCCATTCATGCCCTTCGCCTGCAAATTTGCAGCCCGAGCCTTCTGGCAAGCAGCTAGGAACCCGGGATGGGGATTGTGCACCGTCACGCGAAGCGGTTCCGGATATGCGAGATCGAGAGATTCGTTCGGGCTGCAGAGTTCCGGCTTCGGAACGACCTTAATCGCTATGCAAGCTTGCGAGAACAAGAATCTGCGCTTCGTTTGAATCCAGGGCTCGTCTGTGTTCAGTTGGAGTTTGTTCGGGCCGAGCGCTACGGCAGCAGCGACGCCGTCTATCTTGAGAGCGAGCAGGAAGGGAATGAACTTGCGGGAGAGATAGTGGGCTGGTTTGTCTTCAGGAGATTGGTTCCGAGAAAAGAGAGCGGCTCGCGGCATGTTGTCGCGTCGAGGTTCGATCCTCAGAGAGGACGAGCAGGTTAAGCGCTTCGAGATACTTATAAGCTAACCTGCTGTGAAATGTAAAGCAGATTTTGAAACAGCTTGCGGGACAAGCCTTTCAGAGTCCGCGCTGGTGCGCCTGCACGACAAGATTCTCAACGAGAGCACAGTTATGATTCGGGACCTTACGTTCTCGCCCCGTGTGCTTTTCCCAAATGTGCGCCAGCAGTTTCGCCAGCGAGTCGAACGTCTCTCCGCAGCCTCGACGGTTCCAGGTGATTCCGCAAACGAATACCATCAGTGCCTCCAGTGCCGCGTTCCAGCCCAGATCACAAATGCCCAGAATCCGCCGCCGACTGCAAGCCATACGAGCGCCCAGAACATCGAGAGCGCGCAAGCCTTCCAGCTCACGTACATCCCGCACTGCCGCGTGTTGCGCCATTCGTTGCTCATGGTTTCTTCTCCAAGTCCTTTTTTGAAGTCTCGGGCATCTGCTGGTGATGTTTGATTCGATGGCACTTGCCGCATAGTCCGTGACAAGCCCGGAAAGTGTCATCTCGCTTTGAACCACCAATGCCCCGGCCATCCGCATGATCCACATGGAAGGAATCATCCCACTCAATCGGATGCAGCAAGAACGTCCACCGCCCGCACTGAAAGCACCGAGCCGACTGCAACTTGTAAAGCGCGAGACGGAACTCGGTGTAATCCTTGCCGGTTCTCTTGGTGCGCCCGTCTTTGGTAACTTCAATCATTGAAACTAAACTCTCGTTCGATTGGCGAGGCTGTGCTCGATGCTTCGGCACATTCTTCGTCAATATCAATGCCGATTACCTCGGCACCTTGATTCTCCGCAACAAATGGAATTGTGCCTCTGCCGCAAAATGGGTCGATAATCTTGTTCGTATATTGCAGGCAAAACTTGACAGCCACTTCGGCAGCGGCGATGCCGCAGCCCATTTCATAGAATGCGTGGCTTACTTGATACTCCCGCCATAAATGGCGGGATTCTTTAGACTAGACATGGAATTGGTTCTCCTATCTTAGCGTCTAATGGGGCTATCCGCCCCAATATGACTTGTGCTGCTGCTGTATCCCGATGCGTGGTGTATCCACACTTCTCGCATTTGTGTTTGCGTTCGGACAGCGACTTCTTTTTCTTGTTACCGCAGTTGGGACATTCTTGAGATGTGTATGGAGCAGGAGTTTCTATGATTCTCCGAGTACCAGCATGTTCGGCTTTGTACTTTAGAAAACCAACAATCTGACTCCAACCTGCATCATGGACTTGCTTGGCAAGGATTCCCTGTGCCAAGCCTTTGATGTTGAGATTCTCTATGCCAATGGTTCCGAATCTCCTGACTAAATCTGTGGTGACCTTGTGCGCCCAATCCAGCCGCTGATTCTGAATATGCTCATGGAGTTTCTGAAGTAGGACAACGGCTTTGTACCTGCGATGGGAACCCTTCTTCCTTCGGGCTACACGACGTTGTGCTCGTCTGAGTTCTGCCTGAGCCTTCTCATAGAGCCTTGGGTTCTGAATCATCTCGCCGTTTGACAAAGCAGCAAGGTTCTCAATGCCAAGGTCAATGCCAATTGAGGTGTCTGATTTGGGCAAAAGCTGAATGGGAACATCAACCGCAAAACAGGCGTACCAACCAGAGACAGTTTTCTTGACGTTTAACGTTTTGATGACAGCATCTTCTGGAATCTCTCTGCTCAACCTGAGTTTGACGTTTCCAATCTTGCTCAACTGAAGGTATCTGCCTGCTAGTCTAAAGCCCGTGTTGTTGAACTGAAAACTGTTGTACCGCTTCCAACTCTTAAACCTTGGGAATCCTGCTCCACGTTCCCACATATTCTCAAAAGAACGCTGAAGTTTCTTGATGACGTTCTGAAGAACATGAACGTGAACTTCTTTGTACTCTGGGTATGCAGCCTTGAGTTCAGTTAACTGTCGCATCTGCTCAAAGGCATAGGTTCTTTGCATCTTCCGTTGTTCTAGACTCAGATTGAAGATATCCCGACAGACATCAAGTGTTCGTTGCAGAGCAAGGCTCTGCTTACGGTTGGGCTGAAGTTTGTATTTGAAAACTTTAAGCATTGCCTTACTCCTTTCTCCGCTCGTTTACCCAAACTAAAGTTTGGGCTTGCACTCGCTATTTTCGGTCATTCTTTCTCCAGACATTCGATCCTCACGTCGCGCGTGGCCTTCCGCCTCAACTGTCCGTTTCTGTAGATGTCATGAACGCGCTGAAATTCATTGCTCAAGACTTTGGCCGCTAGTTCCG